TCCTTGTCCTGGGGTTCCTGCACCGCCTGGTCCCTGACCTGGTGCACCGCCACCACCACCACCACCTGATCCACCACTACCACCAGTTGCAGAAGGAGTACTAGGAAATACTGCACCACCCCCACCACCTAAAGCTGTAGTTACTCCAGGAAATGTAGAGCTAGAACCTTGAGTTCCTGACACAAGTCCAGCAGGAGCAGATGCACCTGCACCAACGGAAGCTGTATAAGTTGTTCCTACAGAAAGTGAAATAGTACCAGTAACTAAACCTCCAGCACCTCCACCACCTGCTACAGCACCTGGTGCACTTCCACCTCCACTACCACCTCCAGCTAATACTAAATAAGAAGCAGAGTAAGTAGGAGCAGTACTTGTATATTGCCAAGCAGTGCCGTTATAAACTTCTAAAGCACCAACAGTGGTATTAAATCCTGTTTGACCAGTTCTAGGACTTGCAGGACGACCTGCTGTAGTCCAGTTAGGTAAACTAGCTGATCCGTTAGAACCTATTGCTGATAAATTGACAGCGTTGGTCATGCTTTATTCTCCAATGTTTCTATACGAGCTTTTAGGTCGTTGATGATGGTTTGTTGTTCTTGGTGAGCTTTAATTAACATAGGAACTAATTTACTGTAGTCAACACCCCATGTTGTTTCTATTTCCTCACCATCGTCACCTTTGGTAACAGCTCTTGGCATTATTTCATACAGTTCTTGAGCAATAATACCAAAATCAACAACTTCGTCATCATGCTTCCACCCATGAGATACAATTCTAATATTATCAATTTTTTGTGTAGCTGATGGAGCATCAACAATATCTTTTTTAAGTCTTATATCAGATGATGTAGGAAATGATGTAGCTGTGTTTGTATAATCAATTCCACCAACATAAGTTCCGTTATGGTAATTTAATAAATAATTAAGACTACCACTAAAAGTTTTGGTAGCAGAAATTTGCATAAATCCTGCGGCATTATTAAGAAGTCTAAGACCTTTATCACTAGTAGATGTACTTGTAGTGCCTATCAACACATTACCACTAGAGTCTATACGCATACGTTCTGTAGCGTTTGTTAAAAATACAAAGTTAGTTGCTGACCCAGCACCACCATTTAGATTTGTAGCTGCAATAAATGGCGTGTTTCCATTTATTGAGCCTAATAATATTCCACTATCACTTGTAGTTCCTGTAGCAGCCTGAAAAAATGCTGTGCCATTTGTTATTCCACTATATGTTGTACTGCCCACTACATTTAATCTAACATTAGGACTCGTAGTTGCAATCCCTACATTCTGTGATGTATCTATAGTAACTGCTGTAGTTGTACCATTAGAAGCTAAAGTTAAAGCTCCAGCAGAAGTTACTTTACCTGCAAAAGTTGCGTTTTGAGAAGTGTCTAATGTAACTGCTGTAGTACCTGCAGATTGTAAGGTTAAAACACCACTACTATCTCCAGTAGATACTATTCCACCAAAACCTGAATTACTTGCATTTATTGTTGATGCCATATTAGATTACCGCCCATCGTGATCCAGAAGGAACTGTTACAACTACACCGCTTGCTACAGAAACTGGTCCAGTGCTCATAGCGTTAGACCCAACAGGTATTGTATATGAAGTAGATATTGTTTGTCCATTAACGATTATACCGTTGGTTGCTACTAAAACTGAAGATGTACCACTTATACTAGATACACCTAAGTATCTTGCAGATATATTATTTGTACCAGCTGGAGGTGCTGTTGAGAATGTTAATGTTGTGCTAAGTACTGTATAGGTAGTAGGGTCTTGAACCACACCAGAAATAGCTACTATCACAGATGCTGAGTTAGCTGGTGTTTGTGTCATTGTAAATGCTGTTTGAGAACCTGTACCACTGAAGTTATCAGCTACAATCGTAGCATAAGTATTAAGACCAGAGAACGCTACCACTTCAATCACATCACCCACGTTAGCACCTGTAGCTAAAACAATAGAAGTTCCGTTAGATGCTGTGTAATCAGCTATAGCTAATTTAACTCCGTTTCTATAAACCTCTACTAAGCCTACTGTGTAAGCTACTGTGAATGTTGTTTGGCTGGCTGTGGCTGTAAAGTCTGTGACTGTGATTGTACCAGCTCCACTGACTGCTGCCCATTTTAAACCTGTAGCCTCTGCTGAATCTGCTGTTAATACATAATTATTTGTACCTACGCCAAGTCTTACATCATTAGTACCATTGCTAGAAATTAAATCACCCTTAGTTGTTATAGGTGATAACGCATCAAAAGCTGCAGTAGCTGTTGTTTGTCCTGTACCACCAGAACTAATACCTAAAGTGCCTGCTAAAGTAACTGCGCCACTTGTTGCGGTAGAAGGTGTAAGTCCGTTTAATGATGTTTGGAATGTTGTAACTGCTGAACTAGATAATGTACCCCATGTTGGAGCTGATCCAGTATTACCTACTAAAACTTGTCCTGTTGTTCCAGCTGCTGTAACACCTAAAGCTGAAGTTCCATTACCATATAAAACACCATTAGAAGTAAATGTAGTTGCTGCAGTACCGCCTGCTGCTATAGGTAAAGTACCTGCAGCCAAAGCTGAACTTGATGTTGAGTAGAGAGCATTGTTAGCTGCAGCAAATGTTGTAAGCCCTGTACCACCATAACCTGAAGTTATTGTTCCACCATTCCATGTACCGTTTGTAATAACAGTAGTTCCAAGGTTTAAAGCATTAGTTCCCCAAGTTACTGCTTCTGGAAGATATCCGTGTACATCCCACGTGCCCGCAACAGTACCACTAGATAGCAACACAAGCTCAACAGCACCACCAGAGGTAATTGTTCCAACAGGGCCAGCAGCATAATCTTGTAATGTTAGTGTGCCTGTTGCATTGTTATTAAATACAAAGGCTACACCTGTTGTTAGCGTAGTTGCATCTGGCATTGTATACGTCTGATTGCCAGTACCATTAAGTGTTTGAGAATAACTAGAAGCTGCTGTTAGAGCTGTTGTGCCACCTGCCGCTGAAATAGATGTATTGGCTTGGTTTAATCTATTAATAGCTACGTTTTGGTTTGAATCCCTTAACATGACAGAGTTAGCGCCAGAAGATGTAGTAACTCCTGTACCACCATATCCTACACCTACAGTCGTACCTTGCCAAATACCAGAAGAAACTGTACCTAATGCAGATACATTATTTGATCCATCTAGATTGACTGATTTTTCTGAAGGGTATGTAACAAAGACATTGACTGTACCCGAGAAGGTAACAGCTGAACCAGAATTACTTGAAGCTAGGATTGTAGTACGCGTTAATGTAGGGCCAGATGTAGCATATGTACCAACACCTACTTCCCAATTACCAGACGCATCTGTTGCAGCATAATAGGTTGTATTTCCGTTACCAATAACAGCAAAGGATTGAAACCCAGTAACTGACGCGGTTAGGGTAAAGCTGACTGTGGTGTTAGCCGTACCCTGTTGTTGGACGCGATCATTTAACGCTAGAGCCATTTAGGACTCCTTAGCTTGTTGCAGTTGTAGAGTATGTAACGCTTACTGTATCGCCAGCTGTTGTTACTTTAGCTGTTGCAAAGTTACCTTCACTATATAATGTACCTGCAGTAGAGCTTTGTGTGCTTACAGCACCAGTGCCTGTTACTAAGAAACAACCATAAACTGTACCACCTGCACCTGTGATAGTGTAAGTAATAGCTGCTGCTGTTGAAGTTGTTACGTTAGTAGGTGTTGTACCTGATGAAGTAGCTGAAGCAAATACTGCTGTACCACGAACTGCTGAACCACCTACTGTGTAGTTAGTAAATTCTTTACCGCCGCCAACTAGTGTTGTCATCGTATCTGTAGCTGCTGGAGTTAAAGTAGCATTTGTTAACCCTAAAAATGGGCCAACTACTGAATAGCTAGAACCTTTTAGTAGGGTATCTAACATCAATTGTTTACCTACAGCTACAACTAGATTAGGGAACTTTTCTTCCCATTTTAAATTACCTGCTTTATCTTTGCAAACTACGTGGTAGTGGCCATGCACACCCATATCTTCTGCAGAAATAGCATTTGTGTTTAATGTGGCAATGGCTGAATCACCGAAGCCTTGTTGTTCTTTATGCATGATTTCTCCTTAATTAATTCTTAATACAGCAGTGGTTGAAGTTGCTGATGGAAACGTTATTGTAAATGTGCTTGTTGCCGTTTTATCACTACCAAAATTCAATATACAAACAGCCGCATTTGTAGTGCTATTATATATTAAAGCTCCAGCAGTAGTAAAATTTGCAGGGCTCCAAGTTACATCTACGAACGACACATAAGCTGTATTATTAGTCGTATCACTTCCTAACCCTGTTATAGTTAAAGTCTTGCCTCCTGCAGTATATCCTGTACCTGTTATTTCACCTTCTGTGGTATATGCAGTAGTAGTTTCATTTAACGTAGCATTCGCAGTATATAAAGCAATTTTGTAAGTATATGGAGTACCCACATTAAAGTTTTCTAAGGCCTTTAATAAATTAAGTTTAAATACTGTAGTTTGTGTTTGTCCTATTGACATTATCTAACTGGGTATCTTACTTGCCCACTCCTATATGCATCTTGTCTATCTTTACCATCTGCAAGCTGTTTCAATAATACCATAGCTTCGTCATATCGTTTTTGGTATTGAGCTAGTACATCTGCTTCACCTTTCATGTAGGTATAAGCTTCTAATAATGACCCATATAATAAAGTAGAGCTAAAGTTATCACCTAACCAAGT